TCTGCGAAAGTAAAATGATGAAAGGAGGCATACAAAATGCCTGAAGAAAAAGCAAATGTTATAAATAGTGAAATCCTGTTTGATACAGATAGCGTTTGTGTAAAAACAGACCGCTACAACGAACTTATAAGCGCAGAAGCAAAATTAAAAATCGTTGAAAAAATGTACCTCACAAAAGATTTTAGTAGCTATGACTACGATAAAGTCTTGGAGTTAGTTTTTGGAGCGAAAGGAGAAAACGAAGATGCTGAATAAAGTTGAGATTATGGGTAGACTCACGAGCGACCCCGAATTAAGAGCAACAACCTCCGGCACATTCGTTACATCTTTTTCAATCGCAACCGAAAGCGACTATAAAAATCCTCAAAATGAAAAGGTAACAGATTTCTTTGATGTTATCGCGTGGAGAAACACCGCTGAATTTATAAGCAAACACTTCACCAAAGGCAGAATGATTGTCATAGCCGGAAGATTAAAAACGGAAACTTGGGACGATACAAGTACAGGCAAAAAAAGAAAGTCCACAAAAATTGTTGCAGAAAGCGTTTACTTTGGGGATTCCAAAAAGGATGACGGAGTTGCCCCCGGTGCTACATATCCTCCTGCTTCCTCTGTTCCGCAGGGATTTACAAATATGACGGATGTCGAGGATGACGATTTACCGTTCTAAGGAGGGCTGATGTATGGCAACAGGAAAACGATACTATTGGATGAAGCTCAAAGAATCGTTTATGACCTCGGACACAATCGACTACTTTATGAGCCAACCCAACGGCGCCAATTATGTTGTCCTTTATCAAATGCTCTGTCTTAAAACCATTAACACAGACGGGAGATTATCGCGGCAGATAGGAGAAATAATTATCCCTTATGATGTTGAGAAAATCCAAAGAGATTGTAAATGGTTTTCGGTTGACACAATTCGCGTAGCTCTTAAACTTTATCAAGCCGTAGGTCTTATCTATGAGGACCAGGACGGAGTGCTTGTTCTCTCCGACCACCACAACCTTGTAGGAAGCGAAACCGATTATGCAGCACAGAAGAAAATTCAGCGACAAAATCAGGGAAAACTTCCTCCTCCGTCTGTGGACAGTGCTGTGGACAATGTCCACACAGAGAATAGAGACAAGAGAATAGATAAAAGAGATAAAGAGAAAAGAGTTGAAGATGTTGAGATTGTAGATGTAGAGAGAGAAGATTCTACTCCGCAAGCGGAGGCGGTGTCGGTCAACTGCCCTTATGCAAAAATCAAGGATTTATACCACAAAATTTGTATTTCATATCCAAAAATAAAGACCATTGACGGTAACAGAAAAACTGCGGTCGGTGCAAGGTGGCGAACATACAAAAGCCTTGAAGTCTTTGAGGAACTGTTTACTATTGCGGAAAACACTCCTTTTCTCAAAGGAGCAAACGAGCGTAATTGGTCAGCGGATTTCGATTGGATGATGAAGCCTACAAACTTCGCAAAGATTTTAGAGCATAAGTATGATGACCGAGTACAGGGAGAAACACAAAACACATCTATGGGCGGTGCGCTTGGTGTACTTGCGAGATTGCGTGAGGAGTGTGAGGAATGAAAAAAACAGAATTGGTTGACATTGTTACGGCGGTAGTTATGGCATATCCTGAACGCTTTAAAGAAGAAAGCATCCCCGGTTTAGTAACAGCCTGGTACGCGTTTTTTAAGGATGATGATGCGAGGATTGTTGAAATAGCGGTAACAAAGCACATTTCGGTCAACAAATGGCCTCCGAACATAGCGGAGATTAGAGAACAAATGATAACCATTGTAAGACCTGACATCATTCCCCCGGATGTTGCTTGGTCTATGGTGTGTGATGTTCTCTATGCCGAGAGCGAATTCGGACACTTTGACTTATATTCTACATTCCCTGAGCCGATTGCAAGAGTTGTTGAGACAATCGGATGGAGTAAACTTTATAGCCTGCATTGCAACAGATACGGTCGCAATGCTGACGGTATGGATAGAGTGGCTTTTATGGATTTGTATAAGCCTGCGTATGAAAGAGAACGCGAAAAAGCAATGCTCCCCGAACAGATAAGGCAAGTATGCGAAAAGATACAATACGAAATTGGCGGCGAAACAATAAAAATGATTGAAGCTGCACAGGATAAGCGCCGAGAGCGCGAGGAATTTTATGCAGATTCATTCACGCGGAACTATAAGAAACTTATAGAACGCAGAGAAACAAAATTATTAGGAGGTAATTCTGATGAAGAGTAAAAAGAGAAAAATTCCAATGAGAGTTAGGAGAAGAATTTTCTACGCGGTATGTATTGCGATTGTATGTGTGATTCTTCTTGCCTGCGTGAATGGTTGCGACAAAGAAAAAGAACCGGTGCAGGTGGCAGCTGCAGATACCAACTCGGAGCTTGCAACCGAAGCTCCCAAAAAGGTCAGCAGATACGCAGAGATACATATTGAAGAATGGGAGATTGACGAGATGGCGGCTATTATCTACCTTGAAGCTCGCAACCAAAGCGCCAAAGGTCAGCAAGCCGTAGCGGAGGTCATATTAAATCGTGTACTGTATGACGGTTTTCCCGATTCTGTGTATGAAGTGATCCACGAGGGCGAAAGCAAAGGTGTTGTGCAGTTTACAACCGTAAAATGCCTTGATGAAGCAAAGCCGACAGAGAAACAATACAAAGCCATCAACGCGGCATTATACGGAGAGCCTATTCTTCCTTTGGATGTGGTTTTCTTCTCCAGGAACGGCGAAAATGACAATGTATGGGGTAAAATTGAGGACCATGTCTTTTGTTACGCATACAAATGGGAGTGATTTTCAATGAACTATGGCAAAGAAAAAGACCCCCTCCGACAATGGCAAGGTAAGGTAAGCCGGGCGAAAGGTCAGGCATTTGAGGAAAGGTTAGACACCGCATTTGCATATTACGCAGACAGAGGATTTGCAAATATAGAAAAAACACCTGAGCCAATGCGAGTAATAAAGCCTTATGGAGACAGGAGATTCGGTCAGTTTATAGCGGTGTATTCCAAAAAGGCACAGCCTGACTACAAAGGAACGCTCAAAGGCGGTCGCTCCATTATGTTTGAGGCAAAATACACAGACTCCGACAGGATAACCAAAGACCGCGTGAGCAAAGAACAGACCGACTATATGGATAGCCACCACGCGTTAGGTGCAAGGTGCTATGTCATTATAGGTTATAAGTCAGGCGAAGCGTACCGCATCCCCTGGGATGTATGGCAAAGAATGAAAGAGATATACGGCAGAAAATATCTCAAAGAAACAGATGTACAACAATATAAAATTAAATCAGCGTGGAATGCCGTGCTGATGATACTTGAATAAGTGAAAGGAGCTTAATTATGAGCGAAATATCAAAATATGAAGCGTACAAAAAGAAAATGCAGGGACTGTGTGATGAACACAATCTCATATTCAAATTTACCAAGAACACATACCCCGTAACACTTACCATTAAACCGACAGACCCGGATGATGCGCAGTTGACTTTGCTTCCTGATATGAACGACAAGGAAATCTCCCCGGATGCATTCTTGATGTTTGAATTCAAGGACGGAGATATCACCTACAAAACATCAAAGGAATTTGTCATCAGCGAAACCTTGTTTAACAAAATCAAAAACCTTTTTAAGAATATGCACAGCTGTTGGATGCAACATTTCTTCCGTGATATTATCGAGCGCGAACTGCTTGCGCCGGGAGCAATGCCTGAGATTGACGAATCGGATGCGGACGACACGGACATAGCTCTCCCGGAGGGTGCAGAGCCGATTGAGGAATTTGTTGACGATATTCCCGACGACTACATAACAGAGGCAAAGCAGATTGTTCGTATGGAGAATAAAGCCTCCACCTCTCTCTTGATGCGCAGGCTGAATGTTGACGAGGAAAAGGCAGAGCAGATTATGGAAGCTCTTGAAATTATGGGTGTTGTTGGTCCTTATAATGACGGAGAATCCCGTGAGGTACTTCCGTATGACGAGCCTGACGATAGCAAGGACGGTGCTGACAATGAGTAAACCGGATATGAAATCTATCGGCATAAAAAGAGACGATTATAAGGCTATAAAGAGAATGGACAGAATTCAGCTCACGGAATATTTGACAAGAGTATGGAAACGCGGTTACGAGGCAGGCAAAAAGGCAATCGCGGTAAATGTCACTCCTCAGCCTGAAAACAAGGAGGCTGTTGAGGAATAATGAAACGAGCCAAGAGAGCGGTTACTAATTCGTACCAAAAAAGATTTGTAGATTTGTTTGATAAACTTTGCTATTCGCGGAACAGACACAGCGTATGGTCGGATTTCGTACTTATGGCCGCTATTGAAATATCAAATGCGGTCGACCAAGTCAATGCCCCGGAGCGTGCAGAAACTTATAAAAGGATTTCAAAACAGTACAACGATTCGGAAAAAGAAATATTTGGTCAAATGCTCGGTGTAGTTGTTGAGGGAATGGAAGAAAGTACAGACCAGGACTTTCTCGGAGAGTTATATATGGCTCTTGAGCTCGGCAACGACCACGCAGGACAATTCTTTACTCCATACTGTGTATGTAAAGCTATGGCAAAGATAACGGCGCCGAACATTCCTGATGAAATTTCAAAGCGCGGATGGATAGGAGTTAATGACCCGGCTTGCGGTGCAGGTGCGACACTTGTAGCATTTGCCAATGAGTGCAGAGACCAGGGTGTAAATTATCAAACCTCTGTACTGTTCGTAGCGCAGGATATTGATTACACGGTCGGATGTATGTGCTACCTGCAGCTTAGTCTTATGGGCTGTGCTGGCTATGTGGTTATAGATAATAGCATTACAAACCCATCTACAAGTTATGACAAACACGGACTGTTGCCAAGCAACAATCCCTCTACAATTTGGTACACACCGTTTTATTTCCGCGATATGTGGCATTGGCGAAGAGTAGCCGCTCAAATGGACTTATTTTTCCGAAACACAAAACCCATAACAGAAACAAAGGCGGTCGAGGAACCGCCCCAGGAGGAGCAGATTGAATTCCCTGTTGAGAAGAACGGTCAGCTCCGGCTATTTTGAGTAAAGGAGTGAGAATTTGAGTAGACCGTGGACGAAAGAAGATTACGAATATCTTGAAGAACATTGGGGAGTCGTTTCAATTCCTACCATTGCTCAAAACCTTAACAGGAGCATAGATGCGATTAAGATAAAAGCTCACAGAAAACGCCTCGGCTCTGTGCTTGAAAGTGGCGATTATATATCTCTTAATCAGTTGATAAAAGCAGTTACCGGGCTTAGTCAATCTTATACTTATCATATGACAAGTTGGGCGGAAAAAAGAGGGTTGCCGGTACACACAAAAAGAGTAAATAAAAACAGTTTTCGTGTCGTTTATATAGACGAGTTTTGGGAATGGGCTGAAAAAAACCGAAGCTATATAGATTTTTCCAGAATGGAACCGCTTATCTTAGGAGAAGAGCCTGCGTGGGTAGCTGAACAGAGGAAAAAGGACTTTGAG